GGACCGAAAGTACCGATGTAGCGCGGGGGCAGGCGGACGTTGCAGGTCGCGCCAATCTTCTTGCCCTTCTCACCGAATTCCTTGTCATACTGGCGATTCATTTTGTCGGTCAGCACGCACATATTCGCCAGCACCGGCAAAGAACGGTTGGTGATCATGCTGATCGTAAGCAGTGTATTGGCCATGTAGGCTCTCCCAAAATATCAAACAACCCCACTGAAGGGGACCGATACAATGTGCGGTCAGTGGCGCTTGCGGTTGAGGATATTCACGTTCCGGTCCCGCACGAATTTGTCGATGGATTGGCGGATGTTCCCGCTATCAACTGCATCAACCTGTGCGTTACTGGACGTGCTCAACGGCGTTATAGGCGCTGCTGCACGCGGTTTGCTCGGGGAAGTTTGACTTGCACCCGTTTCGGTGCTCGGGGTTGACCCGTCTTGACTCGGCTTTGAGCCGTTTGATTTCTCAGCTTTGGGAGCTGCGAATGGTTTAATTATAGCCTCAATTCTGCCCAATGCAACAAGCCCTTTCGCTTGAGGCATGGCTGCGATCTTTTCCAACTCGGAAGGATTCTTTGCAAAGTAATAGCCAAGCTCTGCGAACTTGTCAGATTCAAACATGGCCGCACCAATATGGGGCGGGACAGGAGTATCGACTGATTCAGTAACTTCCTGAAAATCAGGGACGGTTGCGCGCGCATGTTCAAGACGTGCTACTGCAGCATCAGTTACTTCCTTTTGCCGGGCTTGAGCGACTTTGGCCTCTGCATCCCTGTCCCGTTCCTTCAGTATTTCATTCACCCGCCAGTTAGTGACGGCCTCGAAATACTCTTCCTGGGTGGCGAAGTTCTGCGGCAACGGACGGTCGGTTCCGTCATTCACCGGCTGGGCAGGCTGCTGGCCCTGATTCTTGAGCCTTTGGTTCTCACGCTCAAGCTCGGCTGCACGGGCCTCGGCCAGCCTCTTTTCATTGTATTGCTCGGCTGCAAACTCCTCAGCTTCCTTAAGCTGGCGGTGCTTCTTGCCGATGCTGGACTGCATCTTCTTGGTCAGGTCGCGCTTCTGGCGCGGAGTAAGGCCGTCCTCGCCTTCCTCATCATCTGGATCAACCACGGCTTTAAGCGCTGGTTTTTCGCCGTTTGGCGTGTCAGTGGTTTCTGTTTCGGCTGGTTTCTCCGCAGGCTTCTCGCCGCGCATAGCCGCATTATCCGCGGCCACTTCCTTTGGAACCGGAATAACTCCGGTTGTCACTGCTTCTGCCTGATCCTTGCTATCCAGAACTTGCACTACCATTTCCGCCTCCGATGGGTGTCTCGCCAGCTCCGACTAATTGCCGACCCTCGGCTGTCTCGCCAGCGTGTTGAAATTTATGACCGATGAGCGCTGCCCCCGCTTTGGTGTCCTCTACCGCTATGGCGGTCTGGGCGCGGGTGTTGGTATCGTGAATCTTGGTCTGGGCCTCAAGCTGTGCCTTGCCCATGTGGAACTTGTTCTCAAGCTGCAGCTGCTGGATAACCTGCTGCATCTGCTGAATCTGCTGCGACATGGACTTGACGATAGCCTGGGCGCGCTCCGGCAGCTCCTTCAGTATCTTGTCCATGCCCTCAGGATTGGTCGCCATGATACGGTCAGCCAACTCCTGCATGTAGGGATAATCCAATGCCCTGAATATCAGGTCAGATCCGGTCTTTACTACCATCTCAGCCAAAGGCCCGATTTTGAGCAGGTTGATGAGGTTGGTAGCGCCTTCCTCGCGCTTGGTCTCATAGCCGGGCCCGGTATCCATCACCACGTCATAACGGCCCACAGACAGGTCGTTCTTGATCTTCTTGACCGCAGGATCAGCGGTATCCGGCGCATTGATCTGCACCAGTTTGGGCGTTCCGTCCTCGCCGATAATCCTCTGCATCCGTTCATCGCTGTAGTAATGCGGAATCCAGTCCAGCATAACCCGCCAGGTCTGAGCGATAGCCAGGGTCTGGTTGTCGTAATAGTTGAAATGGGATTGATCTGAGAGCTGATCGCGGCGCTCTAAGGCCACACCTGAAATGGCCTCCTGCTGCGCTGCCTGCGGCTCGTTTGGCATACCTGCAAGGGCCACAAGGTTGGTCCGCATACCCTGGACGAACTCGGAAAAGCCTTGTTCAATCTGTGCCGGCGGTTGGCGCATGGGGGGCGGCAATAACTGCTCACTACCCATAGGCCCGGCAATGATGACCGGCTTATAGGTGAGCTTGGAATAGGCCTTGATATTGGCATCATCCCACTCGGGGTGGCCGTCAAATTGCCCTTCAGCACCGATCCATGGGGCCTTTGGCGTTAAGCCCAGCCGCTTGATCTTGGCCACTTCTCCGTAATTGACCATCCGCTGGGCATCTTCCATAGCCCTCACCATACCCCGGCGCATGATCTTGCCGTCAATATCGACTGCGTTCCCCTCGCACCGGATGACCGGAATCCACTGGCCGGGGAGAATACGGCGGTCCACAACTTTCAGGCCGTTCAATTTGAACCACTGCACTTCCTTGCGCATGGCCTCGCGTTCTTCTACAACCTCATCACCTACCGCAGCCATTGATTCAGGCGCAGGAAGGTCGGATTTGAATCGGGTATATTCAGATCCGTCTTTATTGCGTATCAGATACAGCTTTTCCAGCCGTTCATCGATGCGGAAGTATTCAGCCAGGCGTATTTCCAGCTTGGACTCCCATTCGCGGGTGAGCTTGTCTCGGGTGCCGTCTCCGCTGAAGTCAGTCATTGCAGCTTTTGGGTAGCGGCGCTTATACTCGTCCTTGCTCATCTTGACCGAAATGATCACCCAGTTAGCGTCCTGGCCTGTAGGCATCACCGCTGATGGGTCCATGTAAACAGTGAATATATTGCGTATCGGCAGGATGCGTATTTCCTGCTGGAAGCTGTTTTCAGAGATATATTCAGAAATCAGCCGCCAATAACCCACGCCACAGGTCACAGCCATGTCAGCTCCGGAGTCATAGGCCACTGATACCTCTGAGCGGTATTCGATATGCCGGCCGATACCGTTGATCACATCAGCTATTTCAATGTCAGCTCCATCACCTACAGGGTGACATTTACCCCGGGGCCGCTGCTGTTTCATGTTGTTGACGACGCGCCGGACCATGGCATCGGTCAGGTTTATCGTGATTTCAGGAGATTCTTCGGAGGCTGTGGTGGTTACGTCATGGTCCCACTGGTCGCCCTCGCGGAACTTGAGGTCAGCCCGGGCGCGGTTGCGGTTCTCATCTTCCGCATCCATGCAGATTTTGAGGCGTTCCTTAGCCTCGTTGAAGATATCTTCTTCGGTGACTGCGTTTAGGGCGTCGTCGCGTTCGCTCATAGGTTCCGCATCCAGCTATTGCGCGACTGCCGGTAAATTGGCTGCGGGGAAGCGATTACAACAGCTTCTTTCTCAGGCTTGGTAAGCTCGGGGAATAGGTCAGAAATGGCCCAGATCATCGCATCCGCCCGGTTAGGTGAATCCTCTCCATTATAGCCGTGTGTGGTGAAAGCGCACAATTCTTCTTCAAGCTCACGGAAATATCCTGCTAGTCGAACCTTGCCCGATTCCATAAGGTTTGCTATCGGTTCGGCTCTTACCCACTTACCACGGCTTGCGTGAACGCTTCGATACGGAGTCCGCGGCCGGCAGGCTTGAATGTTTGCCCTCACCATCGCCCCGCCGTAGTTATCTTCGCCCACAATCCGGTCAGCGCCATGGCGGTCGAAGGCCTGCGTTGCTACATTGCCCCATGTCCTGGGCCCGGCTTTGCAGGTCAAATCCTCAAGGATATAAGCGTTGCCATCGATCCCAAGCCCGGCCACCACTATCCCTATGTCGTCATTGTCCTGATTGTCCTCATCATCAGCGCCGGAGGGATCAACAGCTACCACGATCCTGAGAATTTCAGGCAGATCATCGAGAGCGCGCCACTTGTCCAGCATCTCATCAGTGAATAGGGCATTGGGAGCAAGCTCGCGGAACTCACCCTCAAGGAATCGCCGGCGCATACGGCCGGGCAATGCTTCAAGGGTATGGATGAACTCAGGAGATAGGTTTTCCTCGTTATCCTTCGGATTCATTTTCAGATAGGCATAGTCGTCAGGGTTTGCAAGCATCCCGTTCCCGTCCGGGTCCTGCTTGGCCTTGAACATCTTGTAAGTCCAATGGCCCTTGTCCGGCGGGTTTTCGTCGTAATACATGCGCAACGGCAGCGGTTTCCCGGTCTGGTCGTTGATCTTCTGCGC